ATTCTCGATGAGCGTATCGCTGTGGCTTGGGCCTCGCTTCTAGTTGGTCGACAGTATACTTTACCGTCATACCAACCGGATTTGAGAGCCACGACAGTGAAGGCTTTGGGGTTGGACCCCCAAAACCCATACCTAGAGTGTGAGTACCGGTTCATTACTGATAAGAAGGAGCGAAAATCTCGCCACCTTTTTGTCAGAGCCGTCACTTACGCTGTAGGGCAACCTATGGGGGCCCGATCGTCATGGGCGATGCTAGCGCTTACTCATCATTGCATCGTTTGGATGGCAATGGCTCGGTCGAATGTTAGTTGGTATCCCGGTCTCTATCTAGTCCTAGGAGATGATATTGTAATCGCCGATAAGGCGGTCGCGCTATCATATCTTGAGATTATGAAAGAGATTGGGTGTCCAATTAACCTTTCAAAATCGCTTGTCTCTCAAAATGGTTCTTTTGAGTTCGCAAAACGTTTTGTACATAAGGGTATTGATGTCTCTCCAGTTTCCTGGAGGGAACTCTTTGTCTCTTATGTAGATGTCAGTGTGTTGCTCGCACTTGTGAGCAAACACCGACCCCGAGTCTCTTCCGTCCTCGCGATGATGGGACACGGCTACCACGCAGTATCACGGATGACTGGCCACTTCTCACGAATAAGCCGGTCTGAAGCGTTACTGTTGTTGTGGTTATCACGACCTGATTCAATCTATTCGGCTTTCACGTCTTGGACTCAATGGATGCTATCCATCGGGTTCAATTCATTTAAGCCAGATCTACTTGATTTAGGCCCGGTTAAGAAATTCATGGCCAAATTGGCTTTGGATCTCTTAAGGGGGATCTATCCTAAAGATCTCGTGAAATCTAGCAGTATGCTTGGAAAGCATATTGGTGAATATTTCACCGGTTTGGATACCCAAACTGCTGGATTAATCCCAGTGCTCGCAAATATGCTTTGGACCTCGGTCTTTAAGTACATTTACGACCACATGATGACGACTTGCTTCGAGGCTAGAGGATCTGCTCAGAGAATGATTCAGGCCGCTCTCAAGTGTAATAACTGAGAAGGGTCTGTTGAATCTTTGGACGCATTCTTTAAACTCTATGAGAGCGTCGAGAATGAAGCCCAATCAGCTCAGAAACAGATTGGTGACTCTATAGACTTTATAGACACTGATCGGGTAGTAACCCTTAATCGATGTACTGAGTTGCGTTGGGCCGAGATGGTCCGGAAATCCGTACCTATTCTCAAACTCACGCCGCGGCCGAAGTCTGATAAACGACGGTCCGTGAAAGTCTAACTCGTAGATCTGAGAATAAAACTTATCTCTAACGAGTGCCATGTTACCTTGCGATTCAGGTCTTGGGAAACTAAGACTGTAGAAATCCTACGGGACGACCCCGCAAGGCGGCTAACAGCATGATCGGGTTTCGAGGGTCTCGAGAGAGACAGAGCGTACCTCTCCAGTGAGAGATTCCTGATTCGCACCAGGAACCTCAGGCTGTGATGTGCCTCGTACCGGCACACGAAACGAAGCTGTTCCGTATGTTTGATACCTAAGTAGTACAGGTAATGCTGTAGCAGGTAGACAACGAAGACTTAAGGAGCAGTAGACACTTCGTGCTAGGGAAACCCCCTAGGTAGAAACCCACTTCGAACGCGTTGATGCGATCTCTGTAGGTTGATCCTTCGTGAGGAGGATTACCTGAGAAGGGAGTGTCACCTAACTGAAGGTGAACCGCGCCTATAGAGTCCCAAATTAACGTCACTAAGAGTGATTGATAAGCAGGATGTAAAGATATAAGAGGTCCCAAATGGACTTTAAGTACCGCGAAAGCGGCTCCTGTTATCTCAGAGGTAACAAGAAAGACCCTTCTGATAAGGAGGGTACTCTTGTAAAATTTTCTGATTCGCTAATTGCGCTGTCTTCCGATCAAAGTCTAGAGGTTATCCTCTCTTTTGAGAGCTCTAGATACGGTCTAGC